ATGTCCGAGACATGGGTGCGCTCGGTCAGCTCGTCGACCAGCTGGAGTTTCGGCGTGACCTCCTGCGCAATCTGGCTGAACACGTAGTTCAGCAGGTTGTTGGCGAAGGCCTTCTGCTGAACTTCCAAGGCCTTGGCGACGTCGGGCCACTCTTTCTGAAACTCTTGTAGAGTTTCGACTTCCGCTTGAGACAAGACTGGCGGCGGGTCAGCGCGCTCGGGCGCAGGAGCGGATTGGGGAAGGGGCTGTTGCTGTGCATATTGCGTCTGCTGTTGCGCCGCCATGATGCGCATCCACTCGTCAGCGGAGTAGCGCGGCGGCTCGGGGGCGGGCGTCGGCTCAGGAGCCGTGCTGTCGTCGGCGCTGGCATGTCCGACGCCGTCTTCTTCGGGAGCCGCCTCGTCTCCTGCCTCGGCATCAGCTGGCGGAGATTGCTGCACTTCGGCATCGGGAGCCGGGGCGGTTTCTGCGGGCTTCTCGCCGGGAGAAGCGAACTGTGCAAACGCCGCCGAGAATTCGTCATCGGCGCTCGCGGTAACGGCCTGATCGGTCGTCTCGGTATTGGTGTTCTCGTCAACCATCATGCTTCATCCTTCTTAGCGAACAGCTGCTTATCGAACATGTCATTCAGCTGCCGCATCATTTCCACCTTGCCCTGCAAGCGAGCGTGGTGGGTGGGCGGCGTGTCGTCGACCAAGTCTTCGAGCATCGCCGCATATGACAACTCAAGAAAAGTGCGGAGGACCATGATCTCCGGCGTCCGCTTGAGTTCCTGTAGCTGAGCCGTCAACAGCATCAGCTCCTTCCTCCTGTCCCGTTCCTTCTCCGACCTCGTCACCACTTGCTCCTGCTTCCAACACATCCAGCGCGGCGTTGATCTTCGCCGCGTCGGCGTTCGCCATGTTCTTCTGCGCCTGCGCGATATTCTTCATCGCGTCAGCCAGCTCGGTCCTGATCTGGGCGCGCAGCATCTCATTCTGCATCTCGCGCTGCTCCTGCTGCTCCTGCGCCTGCGCAGCCTGACGCCGCTTGGCCTCATCCTCGGAAATCAGGCAATCGCCCATGTCGCGGACCTTGAACCGGGTCTCGACCATCTTGCGCTCGTCGACATGCGCCGCCTCGGCCGGGGTCAGCGACTGCGCCAGCTGGTCGGCATACATGCCGCGCAGCTCCTTGGCGATCAGGCTGGTCGCACCGCGCGCGATGACGTTGAAGTCGCCGTTGGGCGTCAGATCAGGGTTGAACTTCTTGTTGAACGTCACCAGCGACTGGATCACCGACTGCGTAAAGCTGTCGAAATTCCTGATGATGTCCTTGAACGGCAGCTGTTCCTGCCCGCGCAGCATCGCCGCGCCGGCGGCCGTGCGGAACGGCTCGGACGGCATCTTGTTGCTGTCGGTTCCCGGCCCCGAGGCGATGAAGGTCTCCAGATCGGCGAACTTCATAAAGAGGTCCACGATCTTCATCAGCTCGTCGATGTGGCTGTCGATAGGCAAGTTGCGGATCGCCGGCTGCGAGGCCTCCGGCCCCGTGCCCTCGCGATACCACATCTTGTAGGCCGACACGCCCGTGAGGTCTTGGTCCATTCTGAGCAGGTCAGTGTTCAGCTCAAGGTTAGGACCGCAGACCACCGAGGCGTTGTCGAGCAACATGCGCACCGACGCCGCGATGGACATCTGGCTGTCGCGCATGACGTTCGGCAGGCCGTTGCCGATGGGGCTGGTGTCGTCCTCGTCGAACAGGAAGTAGTGATAGGTCTTCATGTCCTCGACGCCGAGTTTGCGCCACTCGTTCATGTCGGCCTTGATCACCCGGCCGCCGATCATCCAGACCTCGCTTTCGATGTCCTCGCCCTGCAACTCGTCAGGGATGTCGACGCCCGCCATCGTCAGGAATTTGGCCGAGAGCGGCCCGTTCCAGATGATGATCTCGTATTTGTTGGTCTCCGGCTTCTGCTCGTTGACATTGGCCTTGATGCCCATGACCCGCAGCTCGGCCTCGAACGGCTGGGCCTTGTAGTTGCCGACCGGGTTGTTCTTCAGATACTCGTCGATCTGCTCGGCGAAAAAGCCCGGGCGCTTTTTCAGCGCCTTGACCTGCGAGCGCGACATGACGCGGCGGATGAAATAGCCGTCCATCCCGCGCAGCGTCTTGGCCGACAGGTCGGGATAGAAATCCCAGATCGGCAGCTGCTCCAGCACTGGCTTGAAGCTGTCAATCTGCTGCGGCATCGGGAAGCCCGAATAGGGGTCGAAATCCCACTTGGTGGTGGTCGACATGCGCGGGAACGGCCCGATCAGCACGCCCAGCCCGTAGAGGATGCCGGAGAAGATCGTCTTGCGATTGAGGTTGATGTAGTCGACGGTCTGGTCGCCGCCGATCTCCTGCAACTGGTCGTCGATCAGCTCCGAGAGGTCCTCGGCGCGCTCGTCGGCAATCTGCTTGATGGCGGCCTCGATCATCTCCTCGTCAGGCGGGCTCGGCACGCCGGCTTCCTCATTCTTCTGGAGCATGCCTTGAATGGCCGCCAGAATGTCCTGCGGGTCGAGGTCGGGCGTCGGGCTCGCGGCCAGCTCCCAGTTGCGCTCATTGCCCGGGAACATCAGGTTCATGATGTGCGAGAGCATGGCGATCACCTTCACCCGGGTGATGCGAGGATAGGCGCGCGAGCGGTTCGGGGCGAGCTGACGCTCGATGTCGGGGTCGTATTGCCCGAGATACTGGCGCAGATTGCGCAGCCATTTAAGTTCGAGGACGCGCCGGTCGGAAATGAACTGGCGAAACAGGCTGTCGAGGTGGTTGCCGATCTGCCGGAGGTTCTCGGAGGTGATGACCTTCGCCGGCGGCGGCGCAAACGGGTCCTCGCCGACCACAACGTCGTTGGGCGGCATTTCGATTAGCGCCTGCGGCGGATAGCGTTCGTCGACCATTTTCAGCCCCTATTTGAAATGGTAACTCGCGCCGAAAGTTCGCGGCGGCACGAAAGGACGCCCGGTCGGCGTCTGACTATATCTATAATTCTTTTCTGCCTGTCTGTGAAAGTGGCGGCACAGATAGCCGAACGCGTCGCCCGGGTGCGAATACGGGTTCTTCTCGGGGCTGGCGTCCTTCATCTGGTCGCGCTTGGTGTCGACTTCCCAGCGCCAGCCGCCCTTCAAGGCGCGCACCAGCACCGGACATTCCTTCTCGTCAATCAGCAGCGCAGGGCCGGCCTCGACCAGTTTGGTCGTATAATGCTCGATGGCGTTGAGGCGCAGCGGCAGACGGTTGTTCGTCTCGGGTTTGGCCGGGAAATACTTGCGGATGATGTCGACGACAGCCCGTTCGTCGGTTTGCGCGCGGTTCCCCGCCGCCGGGTCGGGCTCACAAACGACCTTGCCGTCAGGAAACCGCGCGCGGATGTAGGGGCGCAGCTTTTCTTGGATGAACCGCTCCGCACCCATGTTGGTCGCCAGCACCTCCCCCAAGACGAGCAGGCGACCGTTCAAATCTTCCTGCCCAAATATGGCGGCAGTGCCGGCATATCCCGGGTCGAAACCGAAAACGACCGGCAGCGACGGGTTATAAAGCAGCGGCTTCTTGGCGAGGTGCAAATCGGGCTTAAAAGTCGGCACAACCGGCTTCCCGGCGGCCGAAAAGCCCCATTCGGCGTCGATAAACTGCTTGATCCACTCCTCAGACTTCCCGATTTCGAGGTCGGTGTAGTAGCCGGGACGCAGATTTTCGAGGTTTTCGGCGTCTTCCGACCGGCCTGACGGCTGGTGAAAGTAACGGACGTTCTTCGGCAAGTTGGTGTGGAGGTGGTCATACCACCAATTATCCTCGGTCGACGGGTTCGAGGCTCCCCACACGCCGTAATTGGTCGCTCCACCGTCCTTTGCGGACGGGTAGCGGCCAACGCGGCCCGACAGCGCTTCGACAATTTGTCGAGGAATTTCAACAAATTCGTCCAAAATCGCGAAAGTGACCTCCAGAGACAGCACGCGGCGAACGTCGTCGGGGGTGTCCAAGGGTCGGAACAAAACTTCGCACTCGACATCCCCGAAACGCAGGACAAACGTCTTGTC